TATTTATTGAGCCCCATCCTGCTCTGGTCGATAATCGACCCGTTCTAATATTTCCATTATTAATGGGAAAAGTGGATGATCCTGTAATTCATCCGTAAATTGTATCATATACATATTATATTCGAACCAAGTCTTTGGTCTTGTATGGAGTAAATTCATCAACATTTTATCTACATTTATTGGATACGTTCCATTACAATCATACCAATGACTACAAAATTCAAATCCATCCACAACGGGTTGATAATCTTTGAGTTCCCATCCGTATTTCCGATACTCATCGGCGGCATATACAACGAACTGTTCTACAGTATCGTCTCCAGCCGCTATAACATGTTTACTACCGACAAGAGTAGCTAAGAAAACTCTCATCCAAGAGTTATCTCTACTAGTTTTAAACTTACCGGAATTAACAATTCCTCGGTATATAGGACAAACCAAAAGGCCGTCAGAGAATTGATAAATACTTTCACTTTCAATAATTGGTTCTAAACGAACCAATTTTGTCCAAACATCACTGGGGTTATTACACAATCTAATCTTTCCTTCAGCACAAGCCTCCATGAGCCATGGCTTACAAGACCAATCCCAACCACTGATGTCAGCATACATCATATTTGGTTTAGACTTTACGGAATTGTAAACTTTGGCATTCATTTCTCGTGTGAACCCGATACCGGGTTTAGAGGGTATAACATCCCAATTCTGGATTTCGAGTTGATGCAAATGTTTTGACAACAACATTTCAATCATCTTATCAGCAAGGGAAACCGACATTATTAGTCTGGCACGTCCTTCCTGTAATTTTGATATTTTGTGTGGTTCATCCTTCACAAAAACTCTTACTGGATCACAAATATTTAATTCTATCCTATCCTTTCTACTCATAGTGGGTATCTTATCGTAATAATAAATCCTGGCTTCAATCCGGTCCAAAACCATATTATTGAAATCGGGTCCCATGAGTCGTAAAACTTCCTCATTGGTACTTCCGAAAATCATAAAAGGAACGCCGG